TCGGGTCATCATCGGGTTACCTTTCTGTTTCGGTGTTTCAGTTGCCTTGCGGCACGCCGGGCGATTGCCCGGCGCCTCGCTTCCTTTGTTCTGGTGCGGTCTCTCATCAGCGGGCCTCCTCGCGTCCGTAATGAAAGGCGGCACCATGGACGATCTCGATGCGGTCGGCTTTTCTCAGGTCAAGGTTCCAAGCCTCGCCGTCGACGTCGATGATGTCCTGGCCGTTCTCGATGATCCGGTCAGTCCAAACAATCGGCCATTCAACATCTGGCGCAGAGGCGTCGGCCGGGGACATGTCCCGGTATCCCCACGGGCCGGCCGGGCCGACGATGCGGTCGACAGGCTCGCTGTCTTCCGTCGTCCGGTATCCCCGGAGGATGAGCGCGTCCCGGTCACTGTTCCAATCCTGCCGGACTATCCGCCAATCGGAGACGACGGTCGGTTCCGGGCTATCCTCGACGGCGTAGCGGTACTGGGTGCCGACGGCCGTCATGTTGAACCCAACGGCCGTGATGGTCGACGGCCGGACGCTGTCGATGAAACGTCGACGTTCCGCCAGTTCAGCCGACCAACCGGCTACAAGGCGAATCGTTTGGGTGCCATCAGTGATGTTGGTGATTGTGACCTTGAGCATGTGAACCTTTCGATACGGGATTACAGGATGCCTGCAGCATACACCATTGTTAGTCGTTCATGTGTTCCGGCCGGGGAACCGTCGCCGACGGGGCGAGACGTTGCAGGGACGCGGGAGTCCCCGGCCCCGGGTCGTTGCCTACGCAACAATGCCGCCGGCCGGCGCTACAGCATCCCGGCGCTCCTGTCAAGTCCCGCATACAGTTCTGAAGCACATCGGCCCCCGATTGTCAAGTCCCTCAAGGATTTGGCTCTGGGAGCGGGTTTCCCGGCCCTCGGTGTAAATCGGCCGGCGCGTCGCCGGGGCGCTGGGTTGAGGGGGGGAAGTCTCACACTGAAACAAAACTCTAGGTGTGTAGAAACGTACCAGTAGGAGGTTTTGGGCCAGAGGGGAAACAAGCAGTGAAGGTCTAAAGACGTCTAAACCGCACCGCTATTGAAAACTTTTGAGTGCGTTTTCAGAAAAACCTAAGAAAAAAGCCCCGCCGGGAGGCAGGGCCAAAGGAACGACAAAACGGCCGCGTCGCAGCAGCCGCTTATCGCAGAATATTTAGTTGTTTTAGCCGGTTAGCGGTCCACGGTTATCGCATCTTCTTTAGTTGGCGGCGAGCAAGCTGAAAACCCCGGCTGATCTCGTCGATCTCGTCGCGCTGGGCGACGGTCAGGAGGTCGTCGTCCCACTGCGCTCGAGCGAGGAGCGACCGGACGGGGGTCATGTACCCGAGCATCCGGGCAAGCTGGTCGTCGATGCGGCGCTGCCGGTCGGGATCGCCCGGGCGGGCTGCTCCGCGTTCATTCGCACGGAAGACCTCGACGCTGTGGAGGTCTTGCCGGGCCTGTTCGATGATGGCTTCTGATTCAGATGACATACAGTCATTCTAGCATGGTAGGCAAGCCCCCGTTACTGGTCAACTTCCCATTCTGAAGCCGTTTTCAACTGGTACAGAAACTATCCTGCGGCCGGAACCCCCCAAAAACGCGGGTTTTCCGCTCTACTCTGCCGTTTTCGCCGCTGAACACTGGTACAGAAACTATCCTCCCGGTTTTTGGCTCTGGGACCGAAACCCCCTAACCCCCCGTAGGGGGGTGTAGGGGTTTCGTGGAGAGTCCCAGCCCGGCGGCTCAGGGAACTTTTCCCCAAAAGCGTCACCCCGGCTGCTACTCTGTTCTGGATGCCCGTCCTCGAAGCCCTGTCCTCCATCGCCCCTGTGCCCCGGCGCTCCTCCACCCCGGCCACGCTGTCCCTCGCTGATCTCGCAACCTCGAAGGCGCAGCCCAAGTCGACCCCGTCGGTGCTTGGCACGTCACCTGCGCCCCAGCGTATCTCCGCTCCGGGTTCCCAGTCTCGTCATCTCACCGCTTACGCCGGCGGCGACGATGCTGTGGACTGGGTCATGGTCTGCGCGTCGTTCATCGCGGAGACCGCCGCTGCCGCCCCGACCCATTTCGAGCGCGACGGCAAGGTTGTCGTGGCGCACAAGAACGAAACGCACCCGGACGACTACGAGGAGGCACCCGGCGATCTGGCGGCGCTGACCGCGCAGCCGAACCCGGCGACTGACTGGCCGGAGTTGATCCAACTAACGGTGATCGACTACCTGCTGACCGGCAATGCGTGGTGGTGGAAGTACGGCGTCGACTCTGACGGCAAGCCGCTGGCTCTGTTCCGTCTGCATCCGGCGCATGTCACGGTGAAGGTCAACAAGTCGGGCGGCATCGAAGGTTACGAATACAATCCGCCGGGGCGTGGCGGCTCGGTTGTGATCCCCCCGGATCAGATCGCGCATTTCCGTCGCCCGAACCCCCACGACGAGTTTTACGGGGCCGGCATTGTTGCGGGCGCCCCGCGGGTCTACGATCTCGAGTTGTACGTTTCCGAGTCGATGACCTCCTACTACGAGAAAGGCACCCGGCTGTCGGGCGTGCTTGAGACCGACCAGTACGTCACGCCGTCGTTGTTCGAGAAGATGAAGCGGCAGTTCCGCTCGTTCTACGGCGGGCGCGACAACGCCTACGACGTTGCGGTCCTTGAGCGCGGACTAAAATACAACACGATCCAGAACTCGGCGGCGGACGCGAAGTACGTTGAGGTCGCCACGTTCTCCCGCGATCGGATTCTGTCGCACTTCCGGGTTCCGGGGTCGCTGCTCGGCATCTCCCAGATCGGGTCGACCGGCGGCTCCCGCGCCGAAGACCAGCGGGTTTTCGACAACAAGACGATGCGGCCGTTCCTCGACAAGCTGCAGCGGGTAATCTCGCTTGCGGTGACGCAGGCTTGGGGACTCGACTTCGTTTTCGAGTACGAGTACCTCCCGCCGAAGGAAGACCAGTTGGAACTCGCCGGCACTCTCGCCACGCTGCCCGGGATCAAGGTGATCGAGGTCCGCGAGGCCGCGGGCTACGACCCGCTCGGCGACGAGCGCGACGAAGTGGTGCTGAACCTGCCGGGCGACGACGAGAACGCCTCCGACGTGAAAGACCGCAATCTGCCGGGCGAGGCCGGCCGTCCGCCGAAGGGCGAGAACACCGCCGCGTTCCCGGCTGACGGCGACCTGCCGGACGACGCCGAAGCCCGGGCGAAGCCTGTCGCCTAGCCTGCTACTCTTTCCGCATGGCCCGCAAGCATCCTGCGGATGCAGGATCGCTTGCACTGTGCGAGCAAAAATGAAGCCCGCTCCTTCATCTCGGAGAAATTCAGCCTGCAGCTAATGTCAACACGGCGACCGAGGCCCGGGCGAAGCCTGTCGCCTAGCCTGCTACTCTTTCCGCATGGCCCGCAAGCGAACCCGAAAGAAGTCCAACCGCGCCGTCACGGTGAAGTCTCACACCCGCTCGCCTCGAGGAGCGAACAAGGGCAAGAAGCGCGTGGTGGTTCCGGGCTACAAGCGCCGCAAGCCCCGCGACAAGCGGTAGGCTTGACCCGTCTGCTAGACTGTCCGTAGGACGTCATCAAGGGAGTACGTCCTGTGTGCTGTCTCATGTAGTTCCTTTCGGGCCAAGACCCGCCTCACCCATGCTGACGGAGAGGCGGGTCTTGCGCTTTTCATGGCAGTTGCTAGACTGAGCAAATGCCGAACTTTCCGCAACAGAACCCCGACCCCATTGAGCCTCGAAGCTCGCTGCGGACCCCGGCAACCCCGGAACATGCGCTCGCTCGGGTTCAGCGTGCGATCATCCAGAAGGGCGGGATCATCGCGCCGGCGCTTGACGCGCATCGCGCCCGGCCGATCAACTACGCCGCGGACCCGCCCGGCCTGATAGAGCTTCGCAAGACCCCGCCGGCCTCGAGTTCGACTTGCGCCTGCGGCCGGGCCGGGGTCATGGTTTCGCTGCCGAACGCTGCCGGCGACGGCCGAGTGGACGCCTGTATCGTCTGCGACGCTGTCGATCGGATGCCGAAGTTCAGGCCCGGCCATGCGTGAGTTCTTCGACGGCTTCCCGGGGAACCTGCCGTCCGACCGGGTCGCGCTCACCTACGCGGCGATCGGCGGGCTGCTCGCCCCGTTCGGGGTGTACCCGGTCAGCGCCGCCTTCCTGATTTCGGCGTTGCTTCTGCTCCACTTCGACGAGTGAGTCAGGGCTTCTAAGCGCCCGCGCTTGTGGTACACTCTAACGATGTTAGATAACGTCCGCCCCGAGCTTTTCTGGTCTAAAGTTGACCAGTCCGACCCCGACGCCTGCTGGTTATGGCAAGGCAAGTCTCGACGCGGCAGCCGCAAACAGTACGGCTCCTACAGCGTCCGCGTATCCCGCGACCAGACTAAAGGTTACGCGGCACACCGGCTGGCGTTCATGCTGGACTCCGGGGAACCTATCCCGCAAGGGCTTCTGGTTATGCATCGCTGCGATACGCCGCTGTGCTGCAACCCGGCTCACCTTCGACTAGGAACCCACGCCGACAACGTGCGGGACATGTGGCGGAAGGGCCGGGGATCGACCGGGCCGCGCCCGGGCCGCTTCAAGAAAACGATCACCGCCGAACAGGAGGCGGAGGTAGTCCGGCTACGCCGCGAGACTAAGGCTCCTCAGAAAGCGATCGCCGCGCAGGTCGGTATTTCCCAGATGTCGGTGTCCAACATCCTCCGCGCCGCTGGACTGTCGGGGGTTGCGGTATAGTCATCTCGTATGAAGACCGAAGCAGACTTCCAGCTCGAATCGTTCATTGACGCAAAGGCGCAGGTTTCCGAAAACCCCGACGGCTCCATCGTGATCGAAGGCATGGCTTCGGACTGGGGCGTGGACGATCAAGACGAACTTTTCGAGCCGGGCGCTTTCCAGAAAGGCATCGACAACTTTCTCTCGACCAATCCCGTCCTGCTCTACCACCACGACGGCGGCAAGGCGCTCGGACAGGTACTTGAACTGAAAGAGAACCAGCAGGGTCTGTGGATGAAAGCCCGTATCGACCCGCCCGCCGAGGGTTCGTGGGCGGAGGACGTCGTGAACAAGGTCAAGCGCGGCACGGTTCGCGGGCTGTCGGTAGCCGGCAAGTTTCGCCGCCGCATGGGGGCTGATGGTTTCCCGCGAATCTACGAGGCCGGACTACGCGAGATCAGCGTCACCCCGCTGCCGGTTCATCCGAAGACTGTCTTCGCTGTTTCGGCTAAGGCTTTCACGGAATACTCGGAGTACCCCGCGGCCGAGGAGATTGCCGGGTTGCAGGGTTCCGTGAACCGGCTTGAAGGGCTTTTCTCCACGCTCGAAGACGCCTACGGCGTCAAAAGGGACTAGCGCCCAGCAGGGTTGTGTCACACCCTGCTGTATGTTCTCTCGCATGGAATCGACCGAACTTCTAGAGCGTCAGAACAAGATCACCGAGGACATCGAGAGCCTCAACGACCGCGCTGCGGCGCTCGTTGACAAGATGGCCGAGGCCGGCAGCCCCGACGAGATCGAGGGTCTCAAGTCCCAGATGGGCGAACTGAAGGAGAGCCTCGAGCCGCTTCAGAACCAGTTCATCGAAATCCAGCGCGAAGCTGCGATGAAGGACATGAAGTCGCAGCTTACCACTCTCGGTGAGGCGGTCTCCGACTTCTCCGGTTTCGAGTTCTCCCCGGTCAACGGCTCCACTTCCGAGCCGGGCGTCTACGGTCAGGACGGACAGAAGTCATGGTTCGCCGACCTCTCCGCCGCTCGCAAGGGCAGCCGCGCCGCTTACGACCGTCTGACCTCCTCAATGAACGAGGATCAGAAGGCAATGGTCGAGTCCGACGATTCCCGCGGCGGCTTCCTCGTCCCCGAGCAGACGCTCGGCGGGCTTCAGCCGCTCCGCGATCAGCGTTCCGTCCTGCGCGGCCTGTTCAGTTCCGTCACCGTCTCGGGCGACAGCGTCCGCGTCGCCTCCCAGACCAGCGGCCTGCTCGCCGGTTGGGTCGCGGAACTGGCCGAAAAGCCTCTCAGCGACATGACCTTCGGCGAGATGACCGCCCACGTCTTCACGGCCGCGGGTATGTCAGTCGCCTCCAACCAGCTTCTCGCCGACGCCAAGTGGAGCGTCGACCAGTTGATCTTCACCGACCTCGCCAAGCGCCTCGCGGTTGTCGAGGAGACCGGCTTCCTGTCGGGCGACGGTGAGGGACAGCCGCTCGGCATCCTGAACACCCCGGGCGTCGACGTCGCGGCTCCCGGCGGCTCGACCGTCGAAGACCTGCTCGACGCGATCGTCGATCAGATCATGGCGGTTCACACCGACCATCTGACACCGGCCAATGCGATCCTGATGCACCCGCTCGTTTGGGCGCGGCTTATCAAGGCTCGCTCGAGCGTCACCGACGCCTACCTGATCGGCACCGGCGGCAACCCGTTCGGCCGCAACGCCAACGACCCGGTCCCCGGAAGCTCGGGAGTCGGACTCGTCGGAAGCCTGTTCGGAGTCAGCGTCTACTGCTCGGCCAACGTGCCGACCGACATCGAGGGCGACCAGACCGCCGTCATCGTCGGCGACTTCTCCGAGGGTCTGATTCTCGACCGTCAGGGCGTCACCACCGACACGTCAGAGCACGTCTTCTTCACCACCAACCAGACCATCTTCCGTGCGGAGGAACGAGTCGGCTTCACCGCCGGGCGCGATCCGAAGGCGTTCAAGGTCGTCGGCGGCGAGGACGTCCTGCCCTAGTCGGCAAGCCTAACAAGGAGAACTGAAAAAATGACCCAGATCACCACAAGCCCCGCCGAAGCAGACGCAAAGGCGAAACTCTCAACCGGCGTAGTCGCAAGCGACAACGCGATCCTCTACACCGCGAAGGAAGCCGGCACCGCTGGCAACTCCATCACGGTCACGCACGTCGATCCGCCCGGCAACAACGCCGCGCTTGACGTCACCGTCAGCGGCAACGACATCACGGTCAGCCTCGCTACCGACGGTGCCAGCGCCGTCACGTCGAAGGCCGACGCGGTTGTCGACGCGGTCAACGCCGACGCCGAAGCCAGTCTGCTCGTCGCCGCCTCGAGCGCCGTCGGCGACTCGAACGGCACCGGCACCGTGGCCGCTCTCGCCAAGACCAACCTCGCCGGCGGCAAGGCCAGCAAGGTAAGCTCGGTTGTCACCGACTCGGTTATCACCGACCCGGAAGACCCGAACGCAGTTCGGATTCCGGCGAAGGCTGACGCCACCGGCCGCGACGAGCTTCGGGTTCACGAAAACCCGACTCCGCTCGAGGCCATCGCAGACCTGTAGACCTACCTCCGTTACAACCCAGTCCCCGACTGAAGGGCCGCGAGGAGGTGCGCGGCCCTTCTTTATGCCCGAACCGCTGCTAGACTGGTTCCCATGCCTGACGCCCCTATCCTGACGCTTGAGGAATACAAGATCGCGGAGAACATCGCCGCGGACGACGAGTCACGCGACGACCAGATCGAGCAGGCAATCGGACAGGTCACGCAGGCGATCCGCCGGCTGACTGACCGCGACTTTGGCTCCGAGGTAGTCACGACCACGCGCTACTTCCCCTACTACGGCGGCGGCATCGTCGGGATCGACGACTGCTCCACGATCACGTCCGTTTCGATGGACGGCCGCTCGCTCGCGTTCGACACCGACTACCGGCCGCAGCCGTGGAACGAACCTGTCTTCTTCTACCTCGACCTGTACGTCGAGCCGGGCTTCCAGAACAACTCGCCCGAGATGGATTTCATGGTCAACCTGAACACGTCGGCCTACCGTTCCAATCGTCCCCCGCAGATAGCGGTTGAAGCCTCTTTCGGCTGGCCGACCGTGCCCGAAGACGTGAAGATGGCGGCGATCGAGATGATCCGCGTGTCGGTGAAAGACCCGGCCGACGAAATATCGAGCGAGTCGATCGCCGAGTGGTCGTACACGAACACCGCGGAGTACGCCCCGGGCGCTCGCTGGCCGAGCCGCGCCATCGACATTCTCTCCACCTACCGCCGCATCAACCTCTAATGGGTACGATGAACGTCGGATCGAATGTTCGTGTCCGAAACAGCACGGGCGAGTTCTCGAATCGTCTTTCTGACGGCGTTGCCGCCGCGATGCAAGAACTGGCGCTCATGGGTACTGCCGCGGCGAAGGCCGAGGCGCCCGTGGACCGAGGCGTGCTGAAGGCCCGCACCCGGGCGGAGGTCAGCGGTACTAGCGTCAGTTTCGTTTCGCAAGTCAAGTACGCCTCCTACGTCCATGAGGGCGGCAAGCCTCACCCGATCAGCCCGAAGCCCGGCGGCGCTCTGGTCAACCGGCAGCGCGGCGCGTTCGGCCGGAAGTCGAAAGGCTACGGCTTCTACTCCGAACGGGCAGTCATGCACCCCGGTAACAAACCGAACCCGTATCTGCGGCGTGCTTTCCGCACCGTGTTTCCGAAGTCCGTCTACGTCATAGCGAAGAACGTCTAGTGCCGTCGTCTACTCTGACAGAGTTCCGCGACGACATCATCGCGCTGATCGAGGCGGAGTTTCAGGACGCCGACCCGGACGAATCGACGTTCGTTGAAGTGCTGCCCGGCAAGATGCCCCGGTTGATGGGTAGTGACGGCGCTTACGCTGCGGTGTCCCCGGTGCGTCAGGCTCCACGGCCGCAGCAGATGAACGACCAAGAACTTACGGTGCTCGTCCAGTTCTATCTCGAATACCCGAAAACGAAGCCGATAGAGCCGAAGCGCGTCCTCGACCCGTCAGGGGTCGAGGACGTGGTTGAGCGTTTTCAGCGAGCGATCGAGGACAACGGGCGCGGCTCCGGCACCACTTCCGGGCGCTGGTATTTCAACCTGACAGGCGTCGATTACCCCGACGATCCGATCGGCCAGAAGACCCGTGCCGAGATTACCCTTGTCGCCCACGGCACGAACCCGGCGATCAACCTCGTAGAGACCGTTTAGCGTGTCACACCCCCCTGTATAGTGCGGGTATGCCTGAAGACTTCGATTTCGACCTCCATGACGACGATGTCGTAGAGGACGCCCCTTCTGCCGAGGTTCCTGAACCTGAAACCCCCGTTGAGGCCGTCCCTGCTGACGCGCCCGACGTCGAACTTCAGTTCGACCCGGACTACTCGAGCGACGAGAAGTCGGTCGTGGTTTCGGTTGCCGGTCTCGCCCCGCGTGAGATCAAGACCGACGGCTCGAAGTTCAAGGTTCCCGCTGACGAGGCTGCGCTGCTTGTTCAGAGTCCTGCCGTGAAGGAGGTCAACTAGCATGGCCGGTCTTCGCGGAAATCAGGCATGGTGGGGCTGGGGCAAGCAGTCCGTAAAGGGCACCGCCGCTTCCATCGACTTCAAGTCGCCGTTCTCGGGCGGCTCCATCAACCCGACCCGGAACACCGCGCAGCTTTCCGAGACTGACGCGAACCGGGACGAGGGTGTGACTTACATCGAACAGGCCGGCGCTGAAGGCAGCCCGGAGATGTACGTCCGTGACTCGAACATCCACTCGATCCTGAACGCCGCTCTCGGCGCGACGGTCACTTCGGGCACGACCAACTACACCCACACGATCACCCCGGCGAACAACATTCCGTATCTGACGCTCTGGCGTATGCTGGGCGGCAGCCTCTACGAGAAGTACGAGGACTGCATGATCTCGGAACTGACGATTAGCGCCGACACCGCAGGACCGCTCACCGCGACCCTGTCGATCGTGGGCCGTGAGTCCGAGCGCCTGACTTCCGACCCGGACGCTCTGGTTATCCCGGCGTCGTCCGCCGTCTACAACTTCAACGAGGCAACCGTCACCGCTCACGGCGGCGCAACCGCGCTGGTCTCGAGCTTCGAGTTGACGCTGTCGAACAACGTCACGGTCCAGCAGACCGACGACGTGAAGCCCTATGACGTGGTCGCCGGCATGCGGTCGCTGACTGTCGGCTACGACATGATCTTCGAGACTCTGGACGCCTACAACGCCTTCCACTACGGCTCGACCTCTGGCACCGACCAGTCCACGACCGTCACGGAAACCGCGCTGACCTTCCTGTTCTCGAAGGGGACCAACAACTCCATCAGCTTCTCGATCCCGCACGCCGCGGTCGAGGAGTTCCCGGTCGACCCCGACCCGGGCGGAGACCCCGTCGTCGCCGCGGTGCGGACTCGCGCCCAGCGTCATCCTTCTGATCCGATCCTGACTGCGGTCGTGAAGAATCAGAAGGCCACCATCGACGACTAGGAGTCCCAATGGAACATAGCCCGGCTGCTCTTGACGCTGCCCGTCGGCTCCGCGATCGTGCGGACGACGTGCGCGTTGAGGCAAAGTCGATTATGCGGAAGGCCCGTGTGCTCGGCCAGATGGCGGCGGCTCTCGAGGAAGAAGCCGACGAACTGGAAAACGCACTGGACGTGGCACGGCCCTCTGTAAAGTAGTTCCCACAAACCCCTACTACAGCCTACGGAGGCACAAGTAATGACTGACACGCTTGAAGTACCCAAGTCGTTCGAGGAGGCGGAAAAGAACCGCGCCGCGTTCGCAACGAAGAACAAGACCGAGTGGAAGAAGCGGAAGCTCCACAAGAACGTAGTCTGCCCGTCCGGGGCGGTAATCGACATCGAGATTCCCGACCTGACCGACATGCTCGAGTCGGGCGAAATCCCGAACGACCTCGTCGACGTGGCAACCGCAACCGCTTCGTCCGGGACCGCCCCTGACGCGGACGCGATGAAGAAGCTCGCCGAAATGCAGCGGCACCTGATCGCCAAGACCGTCGTCCGGCCGGCTATCACGCCGGAAGACGTGCGCGACCTGCCGCCTGAAGACCGTGACTTCATCAACGACGTCGCCAACCGCCGGCGAGACATCGACGCTGTAGGCAACCAGATTGCCGGCCTCGACACCGTGGCGAAGTACGCCACCTTTCGTGACGACTCAGACAGCGATGAGGATGTTCTATACGGCTAAGGAGACCGGAGAACACATGAAGGTCAGCGACGACCCGGTCGTTGACTTTCTGGTGAAGGAGGCGCTCGTTGCTCGAGCCGCTCAGGACCGCAAGAAAGCGGAGAAGGCGGCGGAGCGGGAACGCTGGAAGAACGACCCGGATTTCCGTAAAGGCTAGACGACCATTATGGAAATCCTTCGCGGACAAGTAGTAATTGAGGCAGAGGTAGCGAAGGCGCTTGCCGAAGTCGAAGCGGCTACGCAGCAGATTCGCCGCAACATCGCTGACGTCGATCAGATGGACGCCGAGATCAATGTCGGCGTGGACAAGCGAAAGCTCCGCCGGGAGATTGCGGAACTCAAGGCCGAGATCAAGGCGCTGGAAGCCGACGCCATCGAACTCAAGATCGAGGGCGACACAAAAGGCGTAAAGAGTACCCGGGCCGAAATCGAGCGGCTGACAACGGAGTTAAAGGAACTCGAAGCGGTCAACATTCTCGTCAGGGTTGACGACGACGAACTGAAAGACCTCGAGAAGACTACCAAGCGGGTAACTAAGGCGGAGGAGGACCGCCAGAAGGCGTTCCGCGACATGGCTCGCGTACAGGCCGAAGCACTTCGCATGGACACCCGGCGCTCAAACGAGTTGCAGCGCCAGCACGTCCTTCACGCGCAGACCACCCGCGACATTGCCAAGCTGCGGTCGAGTTACGCAAAGCTGCTGGCGCTGAAGCCTAAGATGGAGCGGCAGTCTTGGCTCGGCGGTCAGGACGCGATACAGGAACTCGACAAACTGAACTCCGAGTTGGAGTTCACGCGGCGTAAGATAGTCGCGCTCGGCGGCACCTACCGCGACGTCAAGCCGCATGAGGAAGATCAGGTTTCTCGTCTTCATAAGTGGGGCCAGTCGCTCGGCAGCGTCCGGCTTCAGATGGGTTTCTTCTCCGCCACGCTGCGTCAGACCGCAACGGCGTTCACCTTGCTTGGTCCGGTACTGTTCGCGCTCGGCGGTCAGATCGCCTCGCTGGTCGGCGTGCTCGGCACCGGGTTGGCCGGCGCTATCGCGGTGTCAACTGCCGGCGTCATAGGGTTCGGCGGTGCGGCGCTCGGCGTCGGGCTGATAATGAAGCCGCTGATCGCCGACCTTCAGGACGCGAAGAAGGCATCGGACGCCTACGGCGACGCGGTGCGGAAGTACGGCAAGGGATCGAGCGAAGCCAAGACCGCGCAGGAGAAACTCAACAAGACGCTCGGAGACATAGGCCCGGCAGCCCGGCAGGGCTTCGCGCAGCTTGGTCAACTCTCCGACCGATGGAGCAAGCTGACGGCCGGCAACCGGACCTCGTTCTTCGACACGTTCGGCAAGGGGATCAAGCTCGCCTCGAGTTACCTGCCGATGTTCGCCCGGGAGTCCAACAAGACTTTCAAGACCGCGATGCAGGCCGGCGAGGACTGGATCGACCTGTTCGACTCGCCGCAGGCTCGCGGCGGCATCCAGCAGATGCTTTCGGGCTTCCGTGCGGCGATCCCCGGTCTCAACTCTGGGTTCATGTCGCTCGCCAAGACGATCGGCGCAATCGGTAAGTCGGCGAGCCGGTGGCTCGAGCCGCTCTCGGAGGGGTTCGCTGACTGGGCCGACAACCTGTTCAAGTCCATCAACACGGCGAGTCTCGACGGGCAGATTGACCGCCTCGTAGGACACATGCGCGACATCGGCCACTTCGCGCAGTCCGCCGCACGGATGCTCACCGCGTTCTTCAGCGCGGGCGCGAACGAGG